CAATAATCCCGAAGATTGGAAAGCTAAGGATTTGTTGAATGAACCTACTCCCCTTTGGTTGACTTTTGTGTTGTTAGATAGATTAACAAAATAATTTTATCCTACCTCCTTTATAAATTTATATAAAGAAGAAGGCACGGCTTATATTTAGTATTTGCTGTGTCTTTTTCTTTATTTTTTTTCTCCTAAATGTATATAATTAAATGAAAGATTAAACAAAATTACATTTTTTAGAACTTTGAAGAACATTTTTGAATAAATATAGAACAAAAAAACACCATGGAGGTGAAAGGTATGGCAAAAATGAAACAACAATGGATTGATTTTGCAGAAGAATATTTAAAAAGCAAAGATATAGGAAAAGCATACGCATTGGCTTATAATAAAGATTTAAATATAGATGGAGTATGGGATTCTTGTCAGAAGAGTGGGAGTAGATTGTTGAAGCGTGATGAAATACAAAACTATATAAAGAAAAGAAATGAAGAAATAAAAACTGAAAATATTGCTGATATGGTAGAATTACAAGAAAAATTGACAGAAATAGTAAGAATGAAAGTTGAAGATAATCCAAAAAAAATTGAGGCTGTAATAAAAGCAATTGATACACTTGCGAAGTTACAAGGCTTATATAATAAAAAGAAAGACACAGATGTTGAAATAAATGTAACTCTTGAAGGTTTAAATATTGATACTGATAATTTTGAACCTTAATATAGTTATAAAGAAAACACTGTTAAAAATAATTTTAATAGTATTCTCTTTATAACATTTTAACTTTTTTATATATATACTTAAGAAAAGAATTCCTTTTTCTTTTTTGATTGACAAGCAAACAAACGCATGGAGGTGGATTGAATGAAAATTGATTTAAAAATAGATAAAGAATGTTTTTTGCCTGTTTATAGAAAATATTTAAATTCTGCCAATTTGAAAGATATAAATATTTTTTATGGCGGGGTAGGCAGTGGTAAATCTTATTTTATTGCTACTTTAATATGTATAAGAAGTTTGTTAATTCCAGGCAGAGTTACATTAGTATTAAGGAAATACAGAAGTACAATGGACAATACAGTAATAAGAGAAATTGTAGATGCATTGACCCGTTTAAAACTGATAGATTTAGTTGAATATAATAAAACAAAAGGGATTATAACATTTCCTAATTCTTCAAAGATTATAATGAGTGGTTATGATAATCCTGAAAAAATAAAAGGCGTTAAATTTGCTGATTTATGGATGGAAGAGATAACAGATTTTTCTAGTTATGCTGATGGAACAAATGATTTTATTCAAATAACAGAAAGACTAAGAGGTAGTGAAAAATCTATGAAGAATAGTAGAATATTCATTTCCTTTAACCCTATAAATATTGGTCATTGGGTAAGAAAAGAGTTTTTTAGTGAAGAAGACCCACATAAAGCAAAATATGATAATATAATGCTTTGCAGGACTACATACAAAGATAATCCTTTTTATGGAGATACTTCTAAATTAATGAGAATAAAAAATAATAACCCACGCCGATGGAAAGTTGTAGGAGAGGGAGATTGGGGAGTGCTAGGTCAGTTAATATATGAGAATTTTCAAGTATTTGAAGAGAACTTTAATGATAAATTCTTTGATGATATTTCTTTTGGGCTAGATTTTGGATTTAGTCATTACACTGCATTAGTTAAAACAGGATTTAAAAACGGGAATATATATGTATTAAAAGAAATATACTCTCCAAAATTAACAATTAGTGATTTGGCTGAATTAATAAAAAAAACATTCCCTGAATGGCAACACATAAAAATAATAGCAGACAGTGCACGACCAGATTTGATTTCTGAACTAACAAAAATGGGTATATATACAGTTCCTTGTAAAAAAGGTTCTGGAAGCGTCCTTGACGGTATTGAATGGCTACAAGATAGAAAGATATATATACATAAAAATTGCAAAGGAGCATTAATGGAAGCGGAAAGTTACCAATGGATGACTGATAATAGAACAGGACTAATATTGCCAAGGCCTGAAAAAACAACGGATGATATGATGGACGCAATACGTTATGCTAGTGAGAAATTTAAGAAAAATGATAAGATAGAATTTGCATAAAAAAAAGGTCATATTAAATATTGTTATAATATACAATAAAAAGAATCTCTTTTTTCTTTTTTGACTGACATCTTTTAATAATTAATAACAAAAAGAATATAATTTAATAACAGTAAAAAAATATTAAAAAAAAGGAGTTGATAATATGAAGTATGAAACAAGTAAATTTAATGAATTTATTTCTATTATAAGTAAAAATATTTTTAAAGGTGATTACAAAGGAATTACAGAAGAAAAAGAATTTAAGATAAGAACAAAAAAAAACTTTGAAGATTTCTTAAATGAAATAAATAAATATAATATAATTTCTTACAAATTATATTATATCAAATCTAATTATATAATTAATTTAAAATTTTTTAAAAAAACATCTTAAAAAGTGTTATAATTTATTAAATTATTACAAATTTTAATTTAACTTAAAATCACCCCCTCCTTTTTAAATATTTTCCTTTCAGGCATATACAATATTGTATATGCTTTTTTTTGTATATTTGTAATTTATATTATAAAAAAACAAGCATATAATTTATTAAAACACTTTATAAAAAAAGGGAGTTGATTATAAATGTTAAAAAATGAAATTCTACAAAAAATAAAAAATAACAGAGATGCCATTGGATTTTATGAAGCATTTGACTTAAAAATGGCTGGCATAGAAGATATTATAAAACACAATATTAAAGATTTTCTAAAAAATGACAGAATTAGAAAAATGCAGGAAGGAATTGATTATTATAAATTAAAACATTCAATACTTGGAAGAAGAATAGTATATAAAGTAAACGGAGTTTGTTATGAAAGCCCGCTTGCTAATAGAAAAATAAGAAATCCTTATTATCGCTTACTGGTAGATCAAAAAGCTGGCTATATGGCTGGAAACTGGTCTATTATAAGTAAAGATGAAAAATTAAATGAGGTTATAGAAGAAGTTTTATTAGACAAAGAAACGCTTAATGAACTTATAGAAGAAATTGTTGTTGATGCTGCAAACCAAGGCGATTGCTGGGTTCATATGTATAAGAATGAAGCAGGAGAAATTAAATTAACTACAATTCCTTCTGCTGAGATAATACCTATTTTTGACAGTAACTTTGAAAAAACATTAGAAGCAGTTATAAGATTTTATAAGATTACACATTATCAAAAAAATGGAGATAAGAAAGAGTATTATAAAGTGGAATACTGGAATGATAGATATGTTTCATACTACATATTTGATGAAGAAGAGGATGAAGTATATTTAGATACTGAAAAAGAACTTAATCCAAGGCCACATTTTATTACAGTAACAAAAAAAGGTGATATTATTGAAGATAATTTTGGTATGATACCTTTTGTTCAAATTAAAAATAACAAATTTTGTCTTACAGATCTAGAACCAGTGAAAGATTATATAGATGATTTAGATTTAATCACAAGCGATTGGTCTAATGAGTTTGAAAATAATCTGGAAGGGGTCTGGATTTTTGAAGGTGGAGACCCTAACCAGCCTCTTCATGAATTACTAAAAGGTATAAAGGCTAGCGGTGGTATTAAATTACCAGAAGGTATGAAGGTTACAAAGTATACTTTTCCCATAGAGCATGAAGCAAGACAAGCAAAAATACAAGAACTGAAATACAGCATATTCAGTGTTGGTCAAGGAGTAGATACAAATGATAAAGACTTGTATGGGAATTTGTCAGGAATAGCAATTAAATTAAAGTTTAGTGCATTGACAATTAAATGTAAAAAAATAGAAACATATATAAAGAAGGCTTTATATAAAATACTTTATGCTATGATTACTGAATACAACAAAGTTAATGGAACTAATTTTGACCCTGCAACCATTAATATAAAATCATCATTTAATGTATTGGAAGACACAGAAGAAATTAGTAAGAGAACTGAAACAGCATTGAGTTTGAAAGGTGTTGTATCTGATAGAACATTGCTTAATAATCTTCCACAAGTTTCAAATGTAGATGAAGAATTAAGGTTGTTAGAAGAACAAAAAGCAGAAAATCCTGATAACCTAATTATTTAATTATAGTTGTGTTCTTCATGGATGGAGGTGTTAAAATGTTGGATAGTTTATTTGAAAGATTTGAAAAAAAGAAGAGTTGAAGTTTGATAAAGATATAAGAGAAATACAAAAAAAACAATGTAGAATTATTCAAATCAATAATGTTCATATTAGAACAATATAAAAAATATTATGGATTATAGTAACATATATGTAAGCAAGTGCTTAAAAGCATTTGCTTATTTTTTTTATATATATTATAGACATTATATATATATACATATATATGTCTGACTTCAGACATAAAAAAGTATATATATATGGACATTAATATTTTTAAAAAACTTAATTTGTAATGGCAATAATATACTTTCTAGCTTACACACACTTAGTTCAAAAGTTAAATAAAACATAGTAGTTATCACATGTCTGGGATTTTTATAATGCCTTAAGTCATGTCTTCTACTGAGACATATATATATTATATATATGTGTCAATTGTGCGGGAGTTTATTAATACATAAAAACGCTTTACATTTTTTTATATATAAAATTGTCTATCAAAAAAGATACATATTTTTTTTCTTTTTGACTGACAAAATTAAAAAATGTTCTATTGAACAGTATAAATAATTATAATTTATAAATGTATTACATATAATTAATATATAACAAGGACTTAACCTTGTAAAAATAGTGTATAAAAGGAGTTGGTTTTAATGAAATTATCAAAAAAATTGTTAGAATTACTAGGACAAGAGGTGTTTGACACAATATCAGACAAAATAAAATCATTAGATGATGAATATCTGAGTGACGCAGACTGGAGAGAAGAAATATTAAATAAAGTTCTTAATCAGAAAAAAGATCTAGAAGATAAAATTTCTGAACTTCAAGAAAAAATAAGAACAGTAGAAGAAAAAGAAGCAAAGATTACAGAATTAAATGAAAAGATAGAAAAGCTTAAATCTGAAAATCTAAAAATGCAGAAAGATAGTTATGTAAATTCTATTTTAGAAAAATATTGTGTCAAAGATCCTGATTATATTAAATTTAAACTTAATGTTGATGCATTAGAAATGAAAGATGGAAAAATAGAAGGATTAGAAGATAAAATAAAAGGATTAAAATCTAATGATAGTTTTAAAAGTTTTTTTGGAGAAACCAAAACTTTTGGTTTTGACAAAGATGAAAATCCTAACAGAGAACAAACAAATTCTGGTAAGTTAGTTATTACAAGTATTGAACAAATTGATAATATGACAGAACAAGAGTTGATTGACAACATGGCAGCGGTAGATGAATTTATAAAAAATCAAGGAATTTAATTATTAAAACTAAATTTAGTGAATATAATTATAAAAGAAAAAGTTAATAAATATAATGTAGAGTAGATTAAAAAAAATAAAAAAAATATAAAAAAAGGAGTTGATTTTATGGCTTTACAACATATACAAGACAAGATTTTGTCTGCAAAAATTAAAGATAAATTACCAACAAAATACAGATATGGACAAGTTGCTAACAGAAACTATGAAGGCGAAATAAAGCAGAAAGGAGATACTGTAAGAATTATATCATTTGCTGATATAACAATGCAAGACTATGTTAAAGACACTAATATGAATGCTCCAACAGCATTATCAGATAGTGAAACGACATTAGTAATTAATCAGGCGAAAAGTTTTAACGTGGGTGTAGATGCGTTAGATATGGCTACTACTAAATTAAATTTAATGGATGTATTAGCAAATAAAGCAAGTTCTGCAATTGCTAATACAGTAGATACATATCTAGCAAGTTTATATACACAAATTAATACAGCAAACTTCATAGGTAATGATGCTAATCCAATCGCTTTAACAAAAGATAATGCGTATGACTATTTGGTTGATATGGGAACAATTTTAGATGACAATGATGTTCCAGCTGAAGGCAGATATATAATTGTCCCTAACTGGTTGCACGGATTACTTTTGAAAGATGACAGATTTACAAAATCAAATCAACTGTCTGAAAAAACATTAGTAAATGGAGTTATAGGAGAAGTGAATGGAATGATGGTTTTAAAATCAAACAATGTTCCTCACGTTTCAAATGAGAAATACAAAATTATTGCTGGTTATACTGAATCTATGAGTCTTGCGGTTGCTATTCAAAATGTTAAAATCTATGAACCAGAATTAAGGTTTGGTTCAGCAATGAAGGGTTTAGTATTCTTTGGTGGAAAAGTAGTTAGACCAAACACAATGGCTTGTTTAGTAGCAAATAAGTCAAATACTTAATATTTTATAAAAAAAAGAGTAGATATATTATCTACTCTTTTTTTATTTAATAAAATATATCTAAACCGCATATTATTTAATATAACAGTTTTAAAAAATAAAAAAAAGGAGTTGATTAAATTGAAAATGATTTATTTATTTAAAAATAAGAAAACAAACATGGAGTTTCAGATTCAAAATGAGACACATTATAAAATACTACTTCAAGATGATAATTTTGAATTAATTCAAAAAGACGGAGAAAAAATAGAAAAAAAAGAGGTTGAACTAATAGCAGGTGCAGATTTAGAAAGTATGACAAAAGATGAATTAGAAGCTTTTGCAAGAGAAAAAGGAATTGAAATAGATAAAAGAAAAAGTAAGGAAAATATTATAAAGTTTTTAAGAGAACATTTATAAAAGAAAAAGGGAATAATTCCCTTTTCTTTTTCTTGATTGACATTATAAGATATTAATATTATAAAAAAACAAGCATATAATTTATTAAAATACTTTATATAAAAAAAAAGGAGTTGATTTTATGATTATGACAATTGAAGAAGTAAAAACATTATTAAGAATAGAAGATAATTCATTTGACAGTTTTATAAATATGAAATTAGAAATTTTAGAAGAGGCTATTACAAATTATACTAATAACTATTTTGTAAATACAAACACGGTAATACATGATTGTTTATCTTTTGTAGATAATAAAATAATATCTAAAAATTGTAAATTTACTGACTATTACTATATGATTAATTCTAATGTTAGAGTTAGTGGTAGTATAATGAATGATGGAGTTTATAAAATAATTGGTATATCTGAAAAGGAATTAATATCAGACAAAACATTTATAACAGAAAATAATGATTTATTAAAAACAATTGCGATTGTTCAATACCCAAAAGTTTTAAAAGAAATTGTAGCAGAAATGATAGATTATGATTTAAATAATAATAAAAATATAAAAAGTGAAACAATTAGCAGACATTCAATTACTTACAAAGATTTAAATTCTTTATATCCTAGTGAAATAGTTGGTAAATTAAATAAATTTTTAAGAGCTACATTTTAATAAGGAGGTGTTTATATGTTTAATAAAATTAAAGCAGACATATATGAGAAAATAAAAACAGAAGATGAAAGAGGCCTAGGTACTAAAACTACATTATCACTAAAAAGCTCTTGTTTTGGTTATCTTGATTTATTAGGAGGAAATGATAAATTTGTGAATGATAAAATAAGAAAAGAAGCAACACATATTTTTATTTGTCTATCAAAAAAAATAAATGAATTACTTCCTTCTGACTATATAAATATAAATGGTAAATTTTACATTATATTATTGATAGATAATCCAGTGCAGTGTAATCAAACTGAAATAATACTCAAGGAAGCGGGTGATATAGAATGAGTTTTAAGTATATAAGTAATAAAAAAACAGTTATAAATAAAATAGAAAAGATACAAGATTTAGGACTGGAAAAAATAGGAATATTAGTGAAAGAAAAGGCTGTAAGTCTTGTTCCTGTTCGTTCTGGTGACTTAAGGAATAGTATAGACTATTACATTAACAAGGAGACAGGAGAGGTAGATGTAGGCGTTTTAAAGGGTTCTGAGGGGGCTGACTATGCCATGTTTGTAGAACGTGGGACAAAATATCAAAAGGCACAACCTTTCATGAGACCTGCATGTGTTAATTCAGAAGAAGATACACAAAAAATAATAAAAGAACTTATAAAAAAGGAGTTGATTTAAATGAATATATTTAGACAAAATGAAAAAATTGATAATATTGAAGTGATATCTAATATAAAAAGAGTTCTTAAAGAAGTGTCTGGCCTAAATGTTTATTATGAACAAATAGAAAGAGATAATAAAGATAAAAATGTAATTTCTTTTATTTGTGATATTAGAAGTATAAATGATTTTCAATTTCAATTAGATTTAGAAATACATATTTTTAGTAATTGTGGAAGCGATATACTTGAATTAGAACAAATAACAAATAATTTATATAAATTCTTTTACAAAGCAAATTTCAATTTATCTAATAATAGAGAAATGACATTAAGAGTACAAAGTATAGACAGATTAAATATACCTACAAATGAAATAAATGAAACTGATTTAAGAAGAAGGGATTTAAATATAGTAGGTATTTTAAATTATTAAAACTAAATTTAGTGAATATAATTATAAAAGAAAAAGTTAATAAATATAATGTAGAGTAGATTAAAAAATAAAAAAAATATAAAAAAAGGAGTTGATTTTATGGCTTTAAGTAATGTAAGAAATTTAGGACATACAAGTAAAACTACTAAACACTTTGTGTTAGACGCTGGTTTTGTAATTAAAAATCCAGTTATAGATGAAACTACAAAAGAAATCATGGGAGGAGAAGGTATCTCAATAACTGCTGGAGGTTCAACTATAACATTAGAACAAGAATATAGAAGGAAAGAGGCCGACGGCATTAATGTTGATACAAAAAATTATATGACAAAAGTAAGTGAAACTGGGAATTTCACATTTAATTTCAAAGAATGGACAGCAGATGTTATCAAACTTGCTATAAATGGAAAAACATTAGAAGACACATTGACATATAAAGTAATTGGAACAAAAGATATATTAGAAGATGATGATTTTGTTTCTTTGCTTTATGTAGGTAGATATGGTAAAGATAATCCAGCTGACATCGCTAATCAACCAGTCATGATCTATGCCAAAAACTGTTATTCAAGTGGAGGATTCTCAACAGAATTTACAGAAAATGGAGAGGCTGTTATTCCTATCCAATTTAATATTGTAGCAGACGTTGATCAGTTTGGAACAAGAAGTTTGCCAATTAAGTTTTATATCCCAGATCTTAAGTTTGGATTTAGTGTAAGCGTGCTTGATAATTTAGCACAACCAGCAGAAGGATTTGTTAGATTTTTTGACTCAAATAATACTGAAAAAGAATATACAGTATATCCTCTGGAAAATGGTTCTGCTACAGTAATTGTTCCAGTTGATGATGTAGATATTACTACAGGTATTTTTAGTATACAATATTCTGCTTCAGACAACCCTTTTGAAGCAACATACACTGAGTCATTACCATCTTTGACAGAGTCTGACGCAGGACAATTAAAGACAGTTCAAATAAACTTACCATAATAAAAAAAAGACCTTTGATAGGTCTTTTTTTTTATTATTTTTTTTGTTTTCAACCTTTTAAAGGTTATTATTTTTAAAACTCTCTAATATAATATAAAGATAATAAAATAAAAATTTAAAAAGGAGTGATTAATGTGAAATATGAAATTAAAAAACCATCTTTTAAAGATGTTATATTTTTCAGTAAAAACATTATAGGTAAATTACCTGTAAAAGAGTTCATGGATACTTTGAAAGAAAAGATAACAGAGATTAATAAACTAAATCTAATAGAAGCAGAATTGCAAAACAGAATAAAAGCTGGACACAAGATTACTTCTAAAGAAGAGAAAGAACAAGAGCTAAGAATTAGTAAAATAAATTCTCTTAGCCAAGAAATGCTATTTGATGCAGTTCAATTGTTATTTTCTAATATTGAAAAAATTGAAGGCTCATTATATGAATTTTTTGGTAAAATGTCTGGAATGACTGCTGATGAATTTAGTGAGTTAGATTTTGATATTGCAACAGATATTATAAAAGAATTCTTTATACAAGAAGGATTCTATGATTTTTTCAAAAAAGCCTCTACGTTGTAGAGAATGTCTTTGAGATAGAGGACTTATTCACAACCAGAGGCTATGATACAACTAAAAAATATGAAGAGTATTGGAATGATGTTTTTAAACAATATGAATTTTTAAACAAAAAATCTATAAAAGAAAAAATATATGAAAGATGGATTATTGGCGGGTATGACAAACAAATGACATTAGATGAATTTGAAAAAATGATAACTAATAATCATAATAGAGAAGAGAAAATTAAAAAGATAAAAACAAAATCTAATGAAGAAATAATCAAGGAAACAGAATTTGTTATGAAATTGTTTAATGAAAATAATTCAATAATAAAAGTAAAGAAATAAAAAAAGTTAAAGAAAGAAAAAAATATAGAAAGTGTTTTACTTTCTATATTTTTATGTTATAATATATTTATATTTGATTTATGACACTAAATCAAACGCTTTAAAAGTATTTAAGTTCAATTTATACCCAAACTTGCCACCGAATTGTTGAATGTTCTCCACAAACTCACCACGGGTATCCGTGGTTATTTTTTTTGTGTAAAACTTTTTATTCTTCAAATCAAGAAGCAATAAAAATACATCTTGTTTTTCTGAAAGTTTTTTTAAATTATTGAGTTTATTTAATCTTAAACATGTTTCCATTTTTTTTGTAATATAACCACTTCCATCAACTTGAACTTCAATTAATTTTCCATCTTTTGTTTTGAAATCTGGATCATTTGTAGCCCTCTTACTGTTTATAAATAATTCATTTCCTTCACTTCCATTATTCTCAAGTTCTATATTGTATTTCTTTTTAAAGAAATCTTTTATATATATATTCATTAAGTGTTCCATTATCTTATTTGTAGCGAATTCTAACGGAGTTCTTTTATCTAAAAAACTTTCACTAATATTATTTACTATAAAATCTTCTATATCTTTATCTATTTCTCCTTTTAATATCTTACAGTATTTATATTCTAAATGTTTTTTACTAAATTCAAACAAATCTTCTCCTACAACTGCACTATAATTATTATATTTTTCTGTATAGTTCAAAATCCTCACCTCCTAATAGTATATTATACTGTAGGATTGAGTTTAATAACAGTTTTTGTAAAAAAGTATAACAGTTTTGGTTTTATAAGACAAATAATGTCAATCAAAAAAGAAAAGGATAAATATTTTTTCTAACCCTAACAACTAAATTGAAAAAAATAATTCTTTTCTCTTTTTGACTGACATATATAATTACTATATTATTGTCCTTGAAGCAAAGCATCATCATTATTGCATTTCAGGACTATTTAATTTAAAAAACATAACTTTATTCAAGTAATAATATTATTTTTTTAAAAGCATAATATTTATAAAACAAATATTTTTTAATTAAAACATTAAAACTGTTATACTTTTATAAACTATTGCATATTATATATGGAAAGGAAAATATTTATTTAAAGGAGGTAATAAATATTATGACATATAGAGAGATAAAAAATATAATACCAAATTTGAAATTGAATAAGGATGAAGTTGAAATTTTATTAGAACAAAAAACGGATATTGAAAATATAAAATTTATGAATGAAAATATAAATATCTTCTACAAACATAAAAAATATACAGATTTGTTTGATGAAACAGGAGATATAAATAAAGTAATTTATGAAATGAAAAGTGATTTAGATAAGATAGAAAAAGAAAGTCAAAGTATGCGCAGTTTTGGAAGTTTAAACTTTATAACTCTTCCAGATGAAGTTAGAGAGTTGAATGTAAAAATGTATTTTGGAGGATTATTCAGGGGGAAAACATATACTACTTATTATGATTTCTATAAAGATTTAAAAAAACTGGATTTAACAAAAATATGTGAATGTAGTGAATTACAAATTACAAAAAATTATGCTGTTTATAAAACATATAAACTTAATGTTTTAGATTTAGCAAAGATAGCATACAATGAGATTAATAATTATTCTTGTATGAATGTAATTGAAAATGTATCAAATGCAGATATTTTAGAAAGTGAAATTATTAAATTAAATGAAAAAATAATAATAGAAAATAAAAGAGTAATTAATGAACTTTATAACTATGTAAGTAAAGAAGTTTATAACTACTTAAAACCTCATTTATCTATTTTACAAGCATTTTACGACCAAGCATTATTCCACCTTTCTCCTATAACATCCAGAAGTAGTTCAAGTGTGTTTTTTGTAAGCAACAGACATATAGCAAATTATTGTAATTTAAGCAAGACAAAAATAAACTATATAATCAACATGTTCGCAGTTCTTGGATTAATAATAAAAGTTAGTGAAAAAGATATTCCAATCAAAATTAAAAAAAATGCTAAAATGTATGCGGATGAATTGAAACAAAAATTAAATAAAAAAAGTAATGTAAATCTGATAAATTTTTACAGTTGGGTTGATTTAACTGATTTAGATACTATAAAAGAAATTGAAGATAATACAAGGAAATTAATAGATTCCAAAATTTCTGCTTGGCAAATTACAGAGACAGAATGCAGAAAGCTTTTTGGAAAAGAACATTCTGATATGGTTTATAAGAACAATTCTGCATCTACAAGAAAAAGTGTTAGAAATAGAATTAAGAACAATATATATAGAATGTATAACAAATATTAAAAAAGAGGTTTAATTAAACCTCTTTTTATTTTTATTCAAAAACAGGCA